AAGGTGTTAAGCATTGATTGCTTCAAAATAAATGAAAATAAAACAAAATAAAATAAAACAAAACAAACGAACAAACTACTAGGTAGTTAGTGCTAAGATCAATCACGCGATGGATGCCACGTCGAATACTGTAGGGGAGGACTACGCCTCTTCAGTAGGGTCCGCTTTTCGCGACAAACAGATATACACACTTCAACATCCCGCTTACGTTAGCTTTTCTCAGGACGTAACGGAGGAATTGACGAGGATTGCTGAGCGCGCAGCCGCACAGCGGTCAACCGCTAGGAAGTTGTTGATTACGATCAGCTTGGACCCAGATGAGGCAGCTGGGTTGGCGGCTTTGTACCCGGAGTTCACGCCGGTGTACGTGCCGATGAATCGTCCCGTCCATTCGTTCTTTACAGCTTGCAGGGGTGCGGCGAATGAATGGTGCGCTACAATTACGGAGAGGTACGCGGAGAAGTATGTGCATTACGGAGGGTCGCTGTTGCACACGCTTCTGAGGCGTGGGCGTCAGGTTCATTTGGAAACTAGCCTCGCAGATGAGGTAATGGCACACCAGCGTCATTCGGACGCTGTGGACGTGCATAGGATCTTTGGAGACTATGCTGCGGTCCAGTCAAATTATGGGTTGGTGGTGCCTCGTCAGGAGTATGACGAGTACCTGCGGGGCCGACAGTATAACTGTTGTAGCGAATCCGGGCGGTGCACGGTGGCAGCAGAGGCGATGTGCGTGGACGCGACTGTGAACGCAGTGAGTCCGGTACAGGTCGCGCTGGGTATGCAGCAGCACGGGGCTGAGATGAGTCATGGGTTCTTTCTCTATCACCCGTCGATGTTGGTGCAAGATAGTGGTGAGTTGCCCGGAACAGGAATACGGTTCGAGAAGACGGAGCGCGCGATTAGCTTCTTGTATCCCGAAGGCAGTGCTGGGGTGTCTTCGTACAGCAGAGCTACTTATTCTAAGTGGCTTGCGTCGCATTGTTTTTCTGTTGGAGAAAGGAAAGCCTGGTATCAAATGGAGTTGCTTAAGCACAGGGGCTGTTTCATGTTCTTTCGTATTGTCAAGGTGGATGCTCCCGGGAGGGGTGAAGTCACCTTTAGACATGCTTTAGATCTGCCTGACGACGACGAGTATTCTCTCGTCGAGTCGTGGAAGTTGAAGTCCGGGTTTCGATCGGATGCGGTTGCAGGGGGAGAACTGGTCAGGCATGACTTTCTCGTACGGTCGAGAGTCCTGAGGCGCGTGCGGGAGTTTGCTATGCAGTTAAATGCTAACAACTTTACCCGGCACGCAATTAAGAAGCAGATTCGTGTCGTCAACAACAGATGGGTTGTCAACGGTAGTACGGTGTGCGTTGCGGCACCGTTGGACCCAGGCGAGATAGAGAGCTTGACGACGGCGATCTACGCACGGGCTTTCGTGGACCGGTATGAGAGTTCGCAGCTATCATCTGAGATGATGGCCAGGCTGAAGCAGCTCACTGGGTTTCACTCGGCATCGTTTGCGGATAGGGTGAAGGCGGTCGCGTCGGCGGTTGTGACGACGGTTCTGGCCAGCACCGTGGGTAAGGCGGATGCCTGGCTGCGCGATGTGATGGATAGGATGGTAGGTTACTTTGAAGGCACGCCAGAGGATCGTAAGGTAGGCATGGTACCTGGCCCTACTTATGTCACGATGCAGTCAGCGGTTGGAGGCTGGCGGGCGTGGTTGGCAAAGTACGGCGAGGTCTTGTATCGGCCGGGTTGCCCCGCGTTAAGTATTCCGGTCGTGGAAGATGCGGTTGGGGGTACGTTGGCTGTATTGATGAACAAGTACGGAGTCACTGGCCGTAGGCGTTCTCGTTACCCAACGGGGCCGGAGCCTGAGCTGGAGACGGTAGTTCGAGTAGCGACCGATGTAGAGGATGTTCGCGTGGCAGAGACAGCAAATAGTGCCTTCGTTGATGCTGTTGCTAGCGTCAACGAGTTAGATTCGGCCACGGAGCAGCGTTATAACCTCGAGTATGAGAGAGTGGTTAGGCAGAGCGCCGAGATTGTGCAGAATTTCATGGTGGCGGACGATCCGGATCCCGTGTATTCGTTGAACCAGTTGTATCGTGAGGTTCTACCGTCTGTGGCTATGTCACGACTAGAGTATGACACCTTCAGTCTGTCGTTGGATCCGCAGGATCGCACATTGGAGGCGCCGATGTTGCGTATGTCTACGTATTTCGGGTTGCCGCCTGCGCCACGGTCGTATTACGCGAGCAACTTGGTGGCGCTGAATGTTCCTAAGAGGCAGAACACCGCCCCTGAGTTGCTGACGGCGATAGCAGCTAGAAACTTGAGTGCCCCGGTGGTTGCACTGCCTCAAGAGGAGGATGTGCTCATCAGATCGGTATGGGATGCGTTTTTGGACGACGCTTGCGTACCAGATGCTAGGGAAAAGCTCAAGTTGTACCAGTCCGATAGCGTTGCTCTGGCGGAGGACGCATTGAGCGACTGGGGAAGCCAGGCTAAGCCGGGAGTGGTGGACGCGTTGGTGGCAGAGCTGGAGAAGAACTCGCGCGCGCTTGCAGACATGCCTGTGGACGAGTATTTGGTGATGCTCAAGGCGGACGTAAAGCCTACGTTGAGTACAAAACCCGTTGGGGAAGTAACGGCGCCTCAAGTGATAGTTTACCACGAGAAGCCGTTATCCGCTCTGTACAGTTCGATCTTCAGGGTGCTCGTGCGACGGTTCTTGTCACTGCTAAAGCCCAATTATCACGTCAATTTGCTCAAGAACACAGACGATATCGGTCAGTTCGTTCAAGGGTGTCATCCTTTCGGTGCGAAGGATCTGTCTTACCTGGAGAACGATTTCGGTAAGTATGACAAGTCGCAGTCCAGATTCGTATTTAAATTGGAAGAGTTCGTATTCCAACAGTTGGGGATGAACCAGGAAATGCTTAGCAAGTGGGTGCACGGGCACGTGGAGTGTTCGTTGAGGTCGGTATCCGTCGGGTTGAGTCTGCACGTGATGTATCAACGGAAGTCAGGAGATGCTACAACGGCCTTTGGCAATGTGATACTTAACGTCCTTAGCGTGAATTACGCCTATCGAGGAACGAAGGTTGTCTGGGCAGTTTTCATGGGTGATGATTCTCTAGTGTGTGCGAAAGGGGTAGTGGCAGATGGGCAGGCGGTGCAGATGTTAGCGGAGGTGTTCAACCTCATAGCTAAGTTCTACATCACCGATGCGCCATATTTCGCGTCCACTTTCGTGGTCATCGACAACGAGCGCATGACTGTTTCCATGTGCCCGGATGTGATCAAACGCGTAGAGAGGCTGTCTATGCATATATCTGGGGACGATCCGCAGTGGGAAGAGAGGTATGTCAGCTTTCAAGATTCTATGGCCGTGTTCAGGGACCAGAACATGGTGCAAAAACTCGCGGTAGCATTGCCGGTGCGGTACGAGGCATCGGAAGGTCTGGTCCGTGGTGCCGTTAGTGCCTTGGGCACTATGGTCAGGGATAAGAAGAAGTTCCGATTGATGTGGGCGGCGACGCCGGAGGTCGTAGCTGGGTAAGTTGCGAGGTTGATGTGGGTCAATTCTATTAGTTTCTTTATTGTTTATTTGTTTATTTCGTG